CATGTTCCTTCGCACACATCAGCGACCAATCATGCAAGCAGAGAAGGTTACATTAGAGTATGGTGGAGGAACTGTTTTTAACTACCCTACGAAGTGGTGGAAGGTTTATAAGCTAGAGGGTCATTTAGAGATGCTACCGACTCTAATGCTGTCAGAGCAGGGTCAGAACATGAATTTAGCGCAAGCATACTCCGGATACCCTATGATTGCAGGTATTCCTCATTTAGTTGGGAATAACTACGCTCCACAGATGTTCCATGTAGAGTATGTAGCTGGTATGTTACCACCAAAACGAAGAGGTGTATCGCAACCGTGGGAAATGCATCCTGACTTATGGACACTCATTATCAAGATTGCTTTAAAAGAAGTATTCCAACAATGGGGTCGCTTAATCGTAGGTGCAGGTATCGCGTCTATGGACATCAGTATCGATGGAATTTCACAACACATTGATACAACTCAATCTGCTATGTATGGTGGAGCATCAGCCGATATCATGCAGCTAGATAGAGATATTCAAGAATTAGTAGATGGATTGAAATCTTACTACGGAGTTAACTTAGGAATTATTTAAGAGAGGAGGTAGAGTATGGCGGATAAACCGTATATGTTGCAAGCTACCGCACAGGCTACACACAGAATAGCTGACTTAGATAGCCATATTGACAACTTTGCTCAACGTGTGATATGGGAGAAATCTTATTTATGTCCTTGCCGGGATAGAGCAACAAGACAACCACAACAGAGTTGTAAAATTTGTCATGGTAGAGGGATTGCCTACCTACCTGCTAGAGAAATAGGTATGATGATTCAATCCCAAGAGAAAGGTGTATTCAACGGGGACTTAGGATTAATCGATACTGGTTCCGCAATAGGTACACCAGAAAGAAAAACAAGAATCGCATTCCGTGACAGAATCACAGTACCTAAAGCTGTTATATCACAGTCATTCATTTTTGACGCTTCACCTAATCGTATAAAGCATGGATTCTTCATGGTCTATGATGTGAAGAAAATCGAGTTCGTTACATCTATGAAAGGTGAACTATTAGAGGGACAAGATTACACGGTAGATTACAACAAGAATCTATTCTTCCCTAAAGAGCATCTAGACGGATACAACATATCGATTAATATCGACACTACATTGCGATATCTAGTAGCTGACCTATTGAAAGAACATCGATATGTACGAGATATGGATTACTCACAACACAATGCAGTTCAAAAGCTGTTACTAAAGCGTGAGGATATTTTCATCGAGAAAGAAGCATTCGAAGTTGGCGTTAATAATAAGGAAGTAGATACTATCATCGATGCGAAGCGTAAACCTAGCACAGATGGATTAAACGGGTTCTTCAAAGGGATTGGTTAAGAATGGTTAGGAAGAACAATAGAAGACCTAGAATTTTCCAGAGTCAGTCACAGATGAAAAAAGCTCTTACCAATCTGGGAAATAATTTAAGTAATCAGGTTCTCGATGAAACCGCACAAGCTATCGCTAAGAGTAAACCGCAAGGTATGGAAGTTAAAAGAAAGCCTAAGTACCTGCAAGTAACAGAAAAACGATTGGATTCTATGGGTGTCATCGACCTTAAGCCTTACTTCGCGCAAAGCAGCAAGCGTAAAACAAGTAAGAATGGCGGATGGTACCTTACAGTTCCAATCAGAAGGAAAGCAAGAGGTATGTCACGTAGGATGTACGAACAACTACGGGCTATCGATATCCAACCGAACACACGTAAAACTGTTATATCCGACTACTTGTACGATAAGAGAGAATCATCTGATGCAGGTATGTTAAATTACACTCCTACTTCTAACAACATCACGAAGATTAAAGTGGGAAATAATCGACATGACTATGTAGCATTTCGTACCGTATCAGATAAATCACCTGCTAGTAGCTGGATTGTGAATAGAGGTAAGGTAACCGTTAACAACACTTCTAAAACCTTCGTATCGAACGTTAACAGGCTTATGAAGTGGAATATGAAGAACGGTGTTTAGAGTTTAGAAAGGAGGATAAAATTTGTTATCTAGTATTGATACATACCTATATACCCAGATAGAAAGTACTCTGGGGAATTTGTTGACGAACCGCTATATTATAGATGAACTATTAAAAGAGGTTCAACCAACCGTAAGAGAAGCGTTTATCAAGGCTTATGTATATGACGAAAAACGTAACCCGGCTCCCCCGGAAATACCTATTGTATACACAATGCCGCAGGATAAACAAATGCTTCGAGGAGCCATTTATATCGGACTTAGAGAGGGAGAAGAATCCCACACTAGTATCGGTAACCAAGAAAGTACATATAGCGCTCCATCAAGAGGGTTATTATCCGAACAATCCACAATCACAGTAGACCAAACGAACGGAAAAATGTATTTAGAGGTTAGTAAGCCTATCGCAGATGTTGATAGCGTAACGGGTATTACATTCTCCAGTGGTGAACTTGAGTATGTGGGAAATAGAATGTACTTCGATTACAATCCGGTGTTTGAAAATTTAGAACCTTTCACTGTGTGGTATGAAGCAGAATCAGAAAATCCGAACCGTAAAGACGAGTTTGGTATCCGCTCTGGTTTCACTACAACAGAATATTATTCAGTTCTAGTACTCTCTACCAACATGAATACAGTAAGGTGCCTAGATTTATTGCTTAAAGCAGTACTCATCTACATGAGAAGTACAGCAGAAGAGCATACGAACAACCTGTTACAAGGTGTAAAGTTCGGTCAAATAGACGAAATCAAAACAGGTGACGGTGCTGATGGCTCTTCTCCAGAAATCCTATACGGACGAGAAACCATTATCAAGTATGTTACATCTTACAGTTTAGACGTTCCGATTGAAAATAAGATTAAGGAACTTTTAATAAATAGTAAATTCAATTAATAGATTGGAGGTTTCATAGTGGAAAAGGAAGCTAAAGAAGTAAAGAAGACGAAAGTAGAACCGCTTAAACCCTACGTCCACATTGATACATTCATCCAAACTGCGAAACACTTATACCGTTTAAGTGACACTCAATTGGCTGGATTCAAAGCATTAATGAATGGACAACACTATCAAAGAGATGAATTAATTTTCTTAGAAAAACTTAAGCAACACTTTAATTTAAAATAATCATACATAGGAAAGGAAGATTACATATATGGCAGTTTCATATGGTTTCAATAGAAAACGTCCACGTACAGAAGTATTCTTGGACTCAACAGCTTTAGGTTCTGCTAACGCTCAGAGCGAAAAACCAATTATCATTCTTGGTTCAGCTTTAGATGGTAAACCTAACGAACCAGTAGAATTAACAAACTTAGCACAAGCTCGTACCGCATTCCGTGGTGGTGAGTTAGTAGATGCTATCGAGATGGCTTGGAACCCGGCATTAAGTCTTAACGGCGCAGGTAAAATTTATGCTGTACGTACTGACGATGCAAAACAAGCTACACTAACAAATCTTGGATTGAAATTTACATCTAACGTATATGGCGCAGATGCAAACAACATTCAAATCGCGTTATCAGACAACGCTTTAACAGGTTCTAAACGATTCACTGTTTACTTCACAAAAGAGAGTTACGAAAAAACATACGATAACATCGGTAACATCTTCGACCTTACATACAAAGGCGCACAAAAAGCTAGTGTTGAGGTAAAAGTAAACGCTACTACTAAACTAGCAGAGAAGTTAATCTTAAAGGTTGGTGCGGATACAGCTTCATTAGCAGAAGTTAAATCTTACGAGTTAGGTACAGGAGTCTTTGAGGACGTTAATACGCTTATCAATGACATTAATAACTTACCAGACTTTAAAGCTGCTATGAACGGTCTAGGAGGCTATAAGAACGTTAAAACGCAATACTTTGACGTGATGGCGGCTAAAGACTTAGTAAAAGATACACCAGCACCAATCAAAGCGATTGCGGCTGACTTAGCTAACGTATTAGCTGCTGACCGTTACGTAAGTGTTGAAGTAGATTTCGTTAAAGGCGCTCCAGCTTCAATCCCAGTAACTAGTTTAGCTGGAGGTTCAACAGGTGCTTCTCCTACTTCTTGGGCTGACTTATTCCTTAAAGTAGCGGACGTTGGTGGTTATTACATCGTACCATTAACAGCAAGCGAATCTATCCATGCAGAGCTTTCTCACTTCTTACGCACAGAATCTAACTCTGGTAACCAGTTACGCGGATTCGTTGGCGGCGGCTTAGATGAAACATTCGAAAGCCTTAAAGCACGTCAAGCAAACATCCGTAACGCTCGTGTTGCCCTTGTAGGTGACGATGTAGTTCGTCGTATGGCGGATGGTCGAGTATACAAAGCTCCGGGTTACATGTACGCAGCACAAGTAGCAGGTTTAGCAAGTGGACTACCTGTAGGTGAACCGATTACTTACAAAAAAATGAACATCGAGTCATTAGGTAAGAAATACATCGGTGAGCAATTAGACCAATTAGATGCATCAGGGGTAGTAATGTCCGAGTTCGTTCGTAACCGTAAAGGTTCAACTTACCGAATCGTTTCTGACCCGACTACATACAACCGTATTGATGAGCCTGTACAAAACCGTATCTCTTTAGGAGAGGTTTCTGACTTCTTAACTACAGAGTTACGTACAGTACTTG